TTAGCTGATTGATACATCTACATGAAATTGAGTTGAGTCTATTCTCTCGTTATTGGAATATATTTTTAGCATGCTATTAAAGTCTCCATTGCCAAAATAATACAAATCAAAAACAATATCTTTACCTGAATTTAAATCTAAGGTAACAGTTCCTTTAGAGTATTTTTGTTCCCGATTATTATAAATATCGTATTTCTTAATCAATAACTTTCTAACTTTTATATCCACTTCCTGAGCGGTTACTTTCGGTTTATTGACTGTAATAAACATAGGCGGCTGTTGTTTACTTTTATCCCACACGTTTACAGGAACTTTAATTTCTTTTTTTTCTGAATTAGTTAATGTAATTCCACCAAACGCTTCATACCTTTTCCCTGGACATTCACAAACCTCTTGTGCAGATAGAGCATAAATATCTACTTCTTTATCTTTGAATTCCTGTGATATCCAATCTTTCTCAAAAAAAACTGACAAATTTTTATCCTTGACACTATATTTCAACATATGGCTTGTTACAATATCTGGAGAATTTTTTATACTATCGGCTTCAATCAAGTTAGAATCATGCTTATAAAGCGATTCTAGATTATGTCTATTGGTTGTATTATAAGAATTTGCTTGAACAACATTGGAATATAAAAGAAATGACAAACATATAATCATGCTGTAGATTTTCTTATCAATATGTGAGTAGCGACAATTATATCTCATTTTTTCTCCTTAAGAAGTGAGAGTTTTATTTATTAAATTTAACTAAGTATATATCAATATGAAGTTGATCAGAATAAGCGGTCTTATTATCACTATATTTTTTTAGCATACTCTCTCTGTCACCATGTCCTGTATCAAAAAGATTATAAGAAATTCTCTCTCCACTATTCAAATGAAAAATAATATTTCCTTCCTCAAAGCCAGATTGAAATCTAGAGGAGCGGCCAAAATCTTTAACATCACCGAATCCGTATATATTAAAATGTTTTTGAAGATAATATCTTGATTTCACATCAAGTTCCTGAATAGTAACCTCTTTCTTATCAGTACTCACTGTACTTATATCTGTATAGCTATATTTTTGTTGAACGCCGTCTATGAAAATATTAACAGGTATATTTTTTTTATCAATTCTATTACCGTCGCTTAAAGTAATACCTCCATATGAATTCTTTTTTATATTAGAGTTACAGGGAGGAGAATACTCCAAAGTAAATATATCCACCCTTTTACCAGAAAAAAAATTAGCTTTTTCTACGCTATTAAGTTCTACTTTTAATTCAATCGAACTATTGCCATAAGGAATATTTTTGTAGAACAAACTACCTGAAAATGGCGGACCTTCATTTATTTTTCCTTTTACTTCTGTTGGATCATATGTAGAGTATAAATTCCTTAAATTAATAACTCCCACACTACTCATCTCATACGCGTAACACGTTGGAATTATAGCTGATATAAATACCCACAATAGAAAAGATGAAGTTAAAAACTTTTTAAAATTAACATTTACAATTTTTCTCACTTATAAGTGTACCCTATTCTTCTTTAATAATAAGAAATCACAAAATATTTTAGCACAAAAAAGAAAAAAATCAACGAAAATGCTTAAATAACAATTAAAATCTTTATAACAAAAACAGCCCCCGCAAAAGCGAGGGCATTTGTCTTATCTAAAGGAGCTTTACTTCCTAATTTAATTTACCCCAAAGGCTGATGCGATTCCCATCTTTATCAGTCTGTCCAATACCTAGGTAGTTACGCATACCTGAGCCGCCAACATAGCTAATCCAGTAGTAACCATTCGCGTAGCCCTCGCTATCAAAGCTGACAGTATCGCCTTGCTTATAGCTACCTACTACTTCGCTGGCTAAGCTTGGCCAACGCCTAATATTGATCTCTGCAACATCAAGGGTAAAGGTGCCTGTTTTTGCTGTCTCCACGATCGTTTCAGAAGTTTGCGGCTCGGTGCTGACTGGTTGCGTGACTGTATCCCCTTGATATGGTGGGTAAAACCAACCTATCACGCCAGTAAAGTCACGAGTGTTAAAACGAGCTGGTGCACCGACATACAAAGCATCAGGATTGCCATCAATGTTTTGCTCGACAGTGCGCATGGTGTAACCGTCACTATCCTCGATAACAATTCCCGTATGTCCAAATTGATGCAAATCCACTGATTGGACAAAAAATGCTCCCGTCCGTGGATTTGCATCTGTCGGCATGCGGTGGACTTCCCAACCTACGGCAGCAGCGCTATCTAGTAAGTCAATCGCATTCCCCCAAAGGTCCACATCAAACCAGTGCTTTGCTGCATAACAAGGCACATCTGCACATTGCCAGCCCGCAAAACCATCTTTATCCACGCCAACCCCAGCATTTACCAAGTTAATAAAAAATTCAATGACTTCTCGACATTGAGAGCTAATCATTTGCTTCTCCTTTCTGACAATAGCCTCTTCATCCCATTCCTGAAGGTCATTTTCCTCGATTAGTTGGATAAGCAACTCCGCATAACCACTTGCTGTGGCATACCCTGCATCTTTAATAGCATGGCAAGCCTTTTTATAGTCAGTCTCACCAACGACTGCCTTATACCGTGGATTATCGTTTAAAAATTTACCGTGATCAATAATGCTGTCAGTCCAACTATCATACGCCCTAAATCGGTCCACAATATCCGTGACAACACCTGCTTGATATTCCTCTTGGGTTTTGGTATCAAATGATTTACCAGTCCAAGAGCTATCTGCCTTAATACCAAACAGAGCGTTGTGTGGGGCATGTTTGCCCCACTCGCTTTCTAAGATTGCCTGCGCTGCGGTTAACGATGGCAAGATTTTGTATTTAGTCCAACCGTCTAAACAGCCTTGTTTAATTTTATCTAAAAAGGTCATCTGTCCTCCTTATCTAAAAACGGATAAAAGATAAGAGCAACCACAGATAATGGCACATACAGTATTGCGATTGCTATAACTAATGCTAATCGTGTGATTGCTCGCATGACCTATTCCTCTTCCTTGATTTGTGACACATTCATCAGGATACATGTTAGTCCTGACAACAGCACTGCTGACAACATTGTTGGCCAATTAATATCCGTGATTAACACGCTTGACCCGATTAGACCAACGGCCGTTTGTGCCATTGTTTTAATTGTTTTAATTGCTACTTTTTTAAACCAGTTATTCATTTTTCTTCTCCTTTTTTAAATAGCGTAATAATACGCTCCTTGTTGATAATAACTTCGTCTTCTACGCGACCTAAACGCTCCTCGTGTCTGTCGATAATTTTTTTGGTAATCTCACGTTCACGATCAAGATTTTTAAGCTCATAAGCTAACTCCTTAATTGAGTCCTTGAGTTGAGCCATGGCAAACTCATTAGCTTCCATGGCTTTTTTAAAGGGATTGACGATAAATCCCCAAACACCCAAGATAGACAAAGCAGCGCCACAAAAAGCACCAATTTGTACAAAATCTATCATCTAACCACCTCTAATCTTGTTTAACCAAATCCGCATATTTAATGACTGTGACTTTATCCTCTGATTCCAAATCTTTAAGAGTTTGCGCCTCATAAGTAAACGGCTCGTTGACATGTACAAAGACAAGGTTCCCTTCTCCCGCTTGATCTTCGTGCGACTCATCTACAACAGTAAACACGTCATAAGCCTGATACTCGCCTTGTTTAGCAGGCTCAATAAGCTCTAACATACTTTTATAGATATCAGGTTCCACTTTGCTTCCGCTTGTTAGTAGATGGATTGCTTGTAGATTAGCCATTTTTTGAGATTTTGCAATGACAAGCTCCAGAGATTTAGCTTGTTTTTCAGCGGCTTCTGCTGTTACCTTTGCTTGCTCCGCATTTTGCTCAATCTCTTTTTGTGCGAGGCTCAACTCTTCCACTTTTTGCACTGATTCTGCTACGGCGTATTTAGTCACATACTCGCGTACAAAAGCATCTAGTCCCTCTTTAATAAGGTCATCTGCTCCCTTAGCTGTCTGATCACCGATTAATTCAATGGGGATAAATAGCCCATTGTCACCGATTAAGCGAACCTCTGTTTTTACAACTTTACCACCTTCATGAATTGGATAAGGTTTGCCTGATAGTATTAATGTTTTCATAGTTATTCTCCTTTTTTACTTTCTTCAAATTGTTCCAAAATGTTGTCGATAAGAATGATTTCAGATGATGTAAATTCATCTTCACACTCTTCTAAAAAGTTTAAAAAGTCAATAAATCGCTTGGAGTACTCACCCCCTTTAATCACAATTTCTTCGTCTGCTAGCTCGTTGAGTAGGTCGTTGAGCTCGTCGAGTTTAGCGGGGTCTGCTAGCTTGATGTTTTTGTGCTCATCAATGACAAATTTGTCATCTTTATCCTTAGCTGCATACATATCAATTAAGTCGGTCTCATCTTTTGCATACTCGTTGATTTTATCGACTACTTTTGCGAGTAGCTTAGCACGTCCGCGGTTTGCTCGCATGTTCGTGACTTTGATTTTGTCTAGTACACTATATAGTGTGTTTAAATCTTTGTTTTTAAGCGTTAAATCCATTGTTTCTCCTATAAGTTATTAATATGTGCGTTATATTCTGCGATGATTGCGCTGCGTGTATCAAAATTCCACGACCAAGCCGTGTTATTAGCATGTAGCCAGCAGCGGCCGAGAGCCAAAATTGCCTGGTACATCTTGTTTAAGTCGACCATTTTTGGCATTAGGCTAGGCCGCATCTTAAAGCCACGATCGATGTTAAAATCGTCGCTAAAGACAATATCATCACCATAAATTTCGGCTTGATCGACCTTTGCTGTATGCTGTAACCCTTCCGCGTACCGGAAAAACCTAACTCCACAGAAACGTCCAGACGAAGCGCTGTCGATGCCATCTCCTGATGAGGTTATCCCGATTGACGCATACAACGCTGAGCCTCTATAGCCTTTTGGCGTCGCATTACTAAAATGTACAAAGGCAGTATGTGTGCCATCTTTACGTACTAAGGCATTGTTTTTGCTATTAAAATTAATTGTGGCATCTCGATTAAAATCAATATTTGCACTATTCAAATCCCACCTACTCGCACCATTCGTGGCAGAAAGCACACCACCTGTAATCTTACTCGCAGACATAGTGACAGCCTGTACAGATGTGGTAAAGATATTTTTAGCAAATAAGGTCCTAAAATATCCTTCGTTAGCAGTCAGTTTGTTAAAAAAAGCATAGTCCATCTTGATTTTGTCGCCAGTGATAGCTTCTGCCGCAATTCTACTAGCGTTGAGATAGCCAGTATTAATCTTACCGGCATCCATGTTAGCAATGTGAGCATCTTTGATAACAGCGTTGCTGATGTAGCTGTTACCGTCTAATGTGATGTTTTTGCCAGTGATTTTAACCCCAGACCTATCAAGATTGATTGCCGAGATAATCTCACTGCCAGTCATCTTGCTTGCTGGGAGTTTATCCCTGATTGCGAAGGCTATCTTGTCGTAACTTTGAGCAATAGTTGTTTCGACGTCGCCCTTAGTCACTTTAGTACTGATTAAATCACTTAATTGATTAATCCGACTTGTAGCATTTGATTGGTTATCATGTACAGTTGTTTGTAGACCCCCTACAGTCTGAGACAAGCTGCTGTAATTTTGATTGGCATTTGTGATTTGTAACTGCAATCCTTGTGCTGTCTGAGACAATCGAGAGACATCTTTAGCTGCATTACTAACTCGTAAATCAATGCCACTTACCTTTTGAGATAGCGTTGAGTAGTTACCAATACCATCATCAAGACGACTGCTAAGACTATCAATTGTTTGGCTTAAACGACTGTATTTGCCATCAAGTCCACTAATACGACTATCAAACATTGATGCTAGCTGAGTACGTGCGGATTCAACTGACTCACTTTTGACAGTTTGTTTGATACCATTCAGAGTTTGCTCAAATTTGGAATATCGTTCATCATCAATAGACTTGACTTGTAACAATATCTGCTCAGCTGATTGCGCAATGGCACTTGACATCTCTTTGTTGGCGTACTCGACTAGCATTGCCTTATTATTGAACTTGATTTTGCCCCACAAATCTGACTTAGGGTCTTTTAGCTGTAAATCAAGCTCTTTGACCTGCTGAGCTAGTCCAAAAGCTTGTTGAGTGGTAACTTTAGGCTTTACAAAGTCGTGCATTGTATTGTCATCCTCGACCTGTAGCTTTTTGATTATGGTATTGCCAAGGCAACTACTGTTAAGTCTCACAGTCTCACTTGACTTATCTGCCTTAAAGGTCACATAAAAACGACCATCTGCAAAAGATAAGTCGTGCTCGTTTATTGTATATGTTGGGTCTCTGCTCATTTATCCTCCTTAATCTATTTTTTTAGTATGAGTTTTTTTAACTCAGCAATTTTTTCATCTACGTAATCTTTAGTCGCAGCATGTTTTCCAGATGTTGGATCTTTAACTGTTAGATTACCAGCTACAGTTGAATTTGCACCTGAGTGAAAGCCGCCATCTGGACCTACATAAAATTTGTCTTCATTTTTATTTCTGATTCTGAGCATTTTACCAGTTGTTCCTGTGGAGGAATTGATGTAGATTCCTTGAGCGGCTGTTCCTTCACCGTTTGTCTTTTTGACAATATCAATGGATAACGCTGCAGCGTTTTCATCGTAATTTGCCTTAACGTTTGGGTTTTCGTGAGTAATTTTTAGCGTTCCTAGCGCTTTTTCGACGCCTCTAATTTGCATCGCACTACCGCCTTCGTTGGCACTGGTTATATTAAGTGCCGAGGAAAAATTAGGTGCGCTTGGCTGGCGCATTACAATATTTACAGCATTAGTCTTACCGCTGTAATCCACAAATTGAGCTGACTGATCAAACGTATCTTTGTCAGAACGTAAAATCATCAATGGTCCATCAGTAGTATCTTTATTTGTATACATCACCATAGCAGCACCTTCCGATTTAGACATATCAATGTTAATCGCTCCTCCTACGGAAGATGAGGGTTTAATACCACTATTAGGTTTAAACTGTAGTTGTCCTGTCACTATGCCGCCTGTCAAACTCAATTTTTCGTCTAGCTTTGCATTTGACTCTGCTTTTAAGTAAACAGCGTTTTTATCTGCTTTATTTGATTTTAATTCGGTGATTTTACTATCAGTTTCTTGTTTTCGTGCAAACGCATCTAGATTTGGTTTATTTTGGAGTTGATTATAATCTGTCGTTCCAGGCTTGCCAGCAGGGCCCCGAGGACCAGTTCCTCCAGTTTTACCTTGGAGACCAGTGTCTCCTTTAGGACCTTTTGGTCCGGTAAGGTATTTGAGTGCGCTAAACTTGCTTTTCCCATTACCAAATTTAGCATAGCCTGTATCAGTCTCAAAACCTATCTCACCCTCAAGCAAGATGACATCACTACGAGCCCACTCATCAGCGCTCATGCGCTTAAATTGGACTCTTAATGGTATATTTTCAGTCATTAACTACCTCCATCTAAAATCATTTGCGGGCTGTCTGACCACTGCCCTGCTATCGTGGCATTATTACCGTCAACCACATCTTTATAAGCCATCTCAAGGGCCAATTCCTGCACCTCCGACGCGTTTAAATCTATTTGCTTAGATTTATACCAGTCGCTGGTTACAAGCACTGTGTAGCTAAACGGATAGACATTGATAGTCTCAGTATCCTTAGTCAAGCCAAAACTCTCGACAACTAATTTGGGATTTTTAGGTGTTAACACTAAGCGAGCACCTTTCATGTTAGCCTGTGTCACTGTGATTCCTACTTTACGCAGTAGCTCGCAGGTTGCCTCAAAGCTGATAGTGTATGTCTTGCCTTCTTCAAAACCTTCACCATTATGGGCAATGTCAATATAACCTTGTTCAAAAGTGATAACTTTGTCAGTATCACCATCCAGTCTGTTGCGATTGTAAAACGTGCCGCCAGTTGATCCAACAATGTTAGCTGTAACTGTGGCAGTTTCAGACGTGTCTTCCAGTTTAGCTTTAATGTCAGCTAAGCTATCCTTGCTAAAACCGGCTTTGGCCAAAGCATCATCAATCTGCTTTTCATCAACTTCAAGGTCTTTAAGAGACGTTCTAAATTCTTCAAGTTTTTTATCAAAATCTTGCTCTTTAGTGTCAGCATCAGATAAAAATTTTTTGAGTCGCTCATCGACTGCCTTGGCTAGCTCCTCAGCTTCCAGCACTTTAGCGTTAACCTCAGCAACTTTGACCTCTGCATTAGCTTCAGCTTTTTTGATGCCATCTTCAATCTCTTCACGGAGTTTAGCTTCTTTTGTGTCAAAAATACGATTAGCATTATCAATCTGCTTTTGTAATTTTGCTTCAAATGCTGCGTCATGTTGAGCAGTTGATTCAGCTACCTTATTGTCAATTTGATTGCTAATTTGTTTTGCTAAGTTGGTCTTAATCTCTCCAAAGATGATGGATTTTAACCGATTAGCCATAGGGGCGAACCGATAGCCAGTGATTTGCATTCGTAAGTCTCTGTCATAGAGCTCGTGGAAGACAATTGCTGTGTCAAATAGCCTAACAGCGCCCTCGTAGTTATTAGTAACATCAATTTTTAAACTATTACCTGGTATGTCGCAAAGAGTTTTTTCAAAGTATTTCTTACCATATGCAAGCAAGTCCTCTTCTGTTTTGACATCTTGATCCTGCACCTTGATAGTCTTTTCAACAATTATCGGATGAGTGTCTTTGAGCTTGCTCTCAACAGATACCCTAATTGTTTTCTTTTTCGGTGATTCACTATGACCAATGTTTCCATCTGAAGCTTCTCTGGTTTCTACTTCATGTTCTTCTTCTACTTCAGCAACTAAATGAAGGATAGAGACAAGCCCTTTGATAGTATCTGTTTCCTCATAAGATTTGAGGTTTTTCTTGTACATGAACAAGGTTTCGGTATCTTTGCCAGCTTTTTTGAGCAAGTTAATTTGGTATTTATTTCGTACAAGTTCGCCACCCCACTGCCCCATGATTGAGTGCTTGCCATTAGCTAAAGCGTCCATAACAGATACGTCTGATTGATTAAATGTGTGACGACCGTCAATATCACTAAAAAAGCTAAAAGGATGCTCACGCTTGATACTACCTGCTAACTCTGACATTACTGTCATACCTTGCACCCTATCAACACTGATAGTGTCAATTGCATAGCCATTTAAGTCATCAGCGACCTGATTAGCGTAAACGTTAATATAGCCATGCCGCTTAGTAATTTCAAAAATCCTAAAAAGCTGAGAACCATGCAGATCATCAGCTTCTAAGATTATTCCTTTTTTTATTAAAGGGCGATACTCGTGTTTAGCAGGATACTTAAAATTTAGTTTGTAATCACTATTGGCCTCCTGTGTAATCTCATCTTCAAAGGCTGCTACAAGAGGGGTATTATCATCTTTAATCGATATCAAACCTTATACCTCCACCTTGGACTAATTATTGTTCTAGTAATGCCTCCACTGACGGCAATACCTTGTGTGCCAGGTTGTATTTCAAAAAAACTTCCTCTTATTCGGATTGAGTTTTTCACATTACCTTCAGCATCATAGACGCATTGTTGGCCATGTTTGCACTCAATCGTTGCTTTACCTGACAAATTTAATTCCATGACCTGTTTGCCAATGGTTAGCGTTCCTTTACCAGTACCCTCAACAACTATCTTAGGTTCGCTGAAAACATTTCCTGCATTGTTAATGTTTCCGTTGCCTGCAATTACTACATCTGAGACACCTTTTGCGTATCTAAATGGATAAAGAGCAAGTTTGAGAGTCACACGCCATGATGACATGGTTACCGCATTGATTTTGACAGATAAGCAATCATAGTAATAAATAGAGTTAGGTATGTGCCAAAATTCGATTTTTTTACTAAGGCCGTCTAAATGATTAATTAGATTAACTGCATCATCAAAAGTACTCAAATGCCACATTATGGTTGGTTTAGATTCATTATATGACTCCAATTCCCTACTAGTTCCATTCATGCCATAAGCTTCATTTTCGACAAAACTAGGGGATAGAATATCCCCCACATCGTAACCGGTCAAAACACAATTAGGGATTGAAGATGTGTCAAAATCATCAATAATAACTTTAGGTATCATACAATCCCCTCTCTAGCCATAATTTTGGCAAATTCTTCGTATAAAATAGCGCTGACTTTTTCTTTGTCTAGATAGACATCCGTATTTTTATCAAGGATATCTTGCAACAGAGCAAGCACCTTAACAAAGAATAATGACAAGTCACTTGTAGCAGAACCGACTGTAGTTTTAGTACTAATATCGCTTGATAGTAAGTCATCAGCTGTGACGCTTGGTTTAGCATCGATACCGAGAGATAGACTTTTACCTGTCATGGTGCTTGCAAGGTCGTCAGCCATGCCAGAGACATTTGATTTAACCTCTTTAAAGCCGTCAATCAAGCTTGTATTAAGTCCACCCATAATTGCTTTACCAGCAGGTTTTAGTAGAACTCTATCATAAGAGATAGGTCCTTTATGTTCTGCAATCCAGTTGGCGATACCGCTCACAAAACTTTTGACGGCTCCCCAAGCTGATTTCAAACCGTTTAAGAAACCATTCATAATTGCGGCACCAGCTCCAGAAATATCAATGTTTGCCAAACCTCTAATTGTGCTTGAGATTGAATCGATAACTCCATTTACTGCTGAACCAACACTAGACACTAAGCTACTAAAACTACTGAAGGCTGATTTTATGCCATTTATAACAGAGCTTATGATACCCTTAGCCACATTTATTGCGTCTCCCATTGCCATCCAAGCAAGTGAGAAAATGTTTTTTAGGACGCCAACTGCAGAACCGGCACCACTGAACGCTAATTTTATGTAGTCAATAACCGTAGATATGATTGTTCCAGCAGTTGAAATTGCAGTCTGAATGTTAGTCCAAGCGCTCTTAATAAAAGCGCTCAAGCCTTGGCCGGCTGTGCCTAAATTACCAAACATACCGATAGCAACTCCAATCCATTCTGCAATGACACTGAGAACAGGTTGTACAAAATTAAGACCTTGAACCAGCAAGTCAATAATTGGTGTGACTAGTTGTATAGCCACTTTAACTGCATCAAAGGCAAAGCTAACTCCCATAAGCGCACCTTTTACAACACCACCTAAGAAAGACCCTAAAATTTGAAATACTGGCATCAAGGCATCACTTAGTATCGAAATTAAAGGTTGTGCTGCATTCCACATGCCAACAAACGACTCAACAACTCCTGAGATAGCTGGTCCAACAATCGCAGCGAAGTTAGAAAAACCTGCCTGTAGGGCTGGTAAAATTGCTGAAATTAAAGCCTCAAAACCACTGAAATCTAATCTGGCTAATCCGCTAATAATAGTGTCTATTACTGGTGCAACTGCACTACCAATGCTAGTAAAAAATGATGGCAACTGACTAAAAGCCGTTTTTAAACCGTTAAAAACAGGTTGTAAATTTTGGCCAATCTGTGCAAATTTAGCAGTAATAGGACTTAAATCAATACTAATTCCAAGGCTACTCATTAGACCTTGGAATTGACTTGTGATAATAGGAGCTGCGGCTCCAATAAAAGTACCAATTGCCGATGGTAATCCTTTAAAGATATTTGCCACCATCGGAATAAAGTTACCAAATAAGAAATTAGAAGTTGTCTCAGCCAGTCCTCGTAAAGCCGGTCTGATATCATCTCCTAGTGATAAACCTGCCATTACATTTGTAAAAGAGGACTTCATAGCAGCTAGTGAGCCTGAAAATGTAGTTTTTGCTTCTTCAGCAGCAACTCCAGCGATACCCATGTTATCCTGTACCAAGTGTATAGCCTCAACCACATCAGCATAATTACTCAAATCAAACTTCTTGCCCATAGCGGCAGGTAACTTTTCAGCGTCTGATAAAAGACGCTTCATCTCTTCTTTTGTGCCGCCGTACCCAAGTCTTAGGTTATCAAGCATTGTATAGTTTTGCTTAGCAAATCCCTGGTAAGCCATTTGGATTGATGTGATATCAGTACCCATCTTAGCCGAGTTGTCAGCCATATCCATAATAGCCATGTTAGCAGCCTTGGCAACCGCAACAGCATCTCCTCCAAGAGATTGTTTAAGAGATGCACCCATTGACACCGCTTGTTCCGCATAGGTATTTGCTGATATACCAGCTTTGTACGCTTCTTTAGCAAACCCTTTGACAGCAGTTTCAGCACCTTTGTACAAGGTATCAATACCACCAAAAGATTGCTGTAAATCAGCACCAGCGGACAAGGCGGATGAAATCATCTTACCGATTCCAGCAGCTGCAATGGCACCACCAATCATTTTAACGAGATTACCACCAATGAGCGAACCAGCGCTCAAACCAGCCGACCTTGCTTCTGGATCAAGTTGCTTTGAGATTGCTCCACTTATTCCACGAGCGGATGGCATAATTTGCACATACGCTTGACCAAGTTCTGTTGCCATTAGCCATCACCTCCTAGTAATTGTTTACGTGCATTTTCAAAATCCTCGCCAGACGCAAAAGAAATGACATCATTAGCTTTTTGTGATTTAGATCCAGATATAGCTTCCACCACGGATTTAGGTTTGTTTTGACCAGATTGACCATCCTTAGTTTTAGACCAAAACAGCAAATTAGTATTATCATAAATACCAGCTAACAAAACAGTATCCAAAGCCTCAGTCTCTCCAGATAATGCCATTTTTATCCTAGAGTTAGATCTCAAACCGACAGCAAAAACAGCCACCTGATAAGCAGGTAGCTGTCTGTAATCATATATGCCGTATGTTTCAGCTAAATCACAAATCAATGCATCATCATCTTTTGCTATCATCTGAGCGAGGATTGCTAGTTTTTTAAATCTTTTTGACTTTCAAAAATTTCTTTGATTTCTACTCCGATAGCTTCAACGTCTACGATACCTTCTGCATCTCGTACATGTTCTTTTAGAGACTTAGCAGCATCACCAAGTAACAAATTAACGATTTTAACCACTGCTGTTGGATCGGTTTCCTCTTCTGCAATAGCTTCAACAAGTTCAAAGTTTTTTAATCGTTTTTTAGGGATTTCGTATTCAAATCCTGATGTTGTTTTTCCTTTTAAGATTTCCATTTACTCCCCTTTACATTTCAAAGCTGTTTTCTTTTTTATTAGCTTCTCCAGGTTTTACAATATACTCATGATGAGTATCTCCTTTTTCATCTGGAAAACATTTTAGTGTTGTTTCGTATCCGACAACTTCGCCGTCAACATACTTAATTTCACCTACCTCATCGACTTTTGCATTTGGTAAAACTATGCGCTTCAGAATTCCACCATTCATGATCATATCAATAACGATAGCGTGAGCTTCTAGCTCGCTTGAGTTAGATTTGATGTGAATACCAGCATCAAGGTCTCCCGTTACGTTTTTAGCCCCATAAACTTCCTTGAGAACCTCCACATTTAGTGACTCAATCAGCTTATAAGTAAACGTGTCTTCTTTTTCAGTCTGTACAGCCCCAACAATATCTCCACCCCAAGCTTTGATGTTTTCTGATGATCGTGTATCTTCGTTTGTAACGCCATCTTCAGACACATAGCCAAGATTTTTAAATCCGTCATCAAGATCATCGGTTGCATTTTTCGGCAATTTAGCTCCGAGTGGCGCCGAATAAATCGCCCCACCGGTCTTGGGCTTTGCAGATGTTACATTTTTAGTATCATTCTTATTCATCAATATCTCCTTTAATAATGATTAATATCAAATACAGCTTGATAGCGATAGCGCTTAGTTGCTGTATCTGTAAAATTGTAGTCAGCATTAAGATGTACACCAGAAACTTGTGGCAAGACATCAAGCTGCTCAATTACTTGCTTTACTTTGTCATTAAGTAAAGCCGCCTCATACAACGATTCGGCATAACTTTGAAAAGCAAACGTGGAACTTAGCAAATGATTTTGCTTAGCCCCACTAGTCTTTTCTAAGATGATGAATCGTGCAGGTTCATCTTTTTGATGTTCAAAAAAAGACGGCACATCTAAGTGCTCGTCTAAATATTTTTTGATAATTACTTCAATCAATCATCGCACCGCCTTCAACAATGTGTTGTTTTTTGAATTATCTTTCTTGGCCTTTATGGTTTTAGCACTGACCATAGCATTAGCCCTATTTTTCCCGACATGGATATCTTGGGTGTAACCATCACCACAACGTTCTCTGATGGCTGTGGCCTTAGTGGTTAATACCTGCTGCATTTCTGATGATTTCATCAATTCAGCAACACCAGCTTTATTGAGCTTGAATTTAAACTTACTCATATCTTTCCACCATAACTTTCTTATTCCATTCAAGCGGAATAAGCTCTTCAATACCTTCAAGAGCTAGGCCGACAGTGCGCCACTTTTCTCCAAAGAATCTAACTTCCTTATCTCCCCAATCGTGGTTGTCTCCTTTTGGAATAGCTAAAGTGTAAACAGCTTTTTTTCCTGAAAGGCTAAGCTGGCTTGTTATGTCATCGCTTGTTGCTGGCGATACAAGGACATTATCGACAGATATTTCTTTATCTTTTTTTATTGGATTTCCGAAAGGGTCTATATCGATAGTTACTTTATCTATCAAAGTAATCGTTATCCCTCTTAATTTCCCCATAAAGCTCAATACCTCCATACCTCTGCTTTTTTAGACCAAGCCGTTTAAGCTCATTGTCTTTTATAAACAGCCCCCCTCCTGGAACCAAATACGTTCCAGACCAAGTGTAGCCAAGTGCCGATTGACTTTCTTGCGACATCGGTTCGCCTTGAGTAGATGTCATGAGTGTTCTAGCTACAATGTCAACCGTAACCGATTTAATAACATTAACAAAATAAGGCTTATCAACCATCGTTTTATCTAAGTCTTTGCCAACTTTGTCAGCTTCCATTCTTAATGTATCTGATACGACTTTCAAGAGTGCATTTGCACGTTTCAATTCGTCAACAGATAAGGGACGCCATAACAAAATGACGTCATCTGTTGTTGCGAAATTTGCCATAATAACCCCTTTCCAAGAGGCTATTCGGCCTCATCTTTCTTCTTTGTAGTTTTTTTCTTTTTTTCATACTCAACAAGTTCCCAGTCTCCACCAAGGACACTATCTGTCACTAAGATAGCACCTGTTTTAGAATCTTTATAGATTGCCATGCTAGTCCTCCTTCACGATAGCGAATGAATCCTTGTCCAAAATTCCCCAACCGATGAATGCCTCGGCACGAAGGCATACTTCGTTATAGGCTTTAAGGTCGCGTCCTGCCCCATCTGGATCACCATACTCGATAACTTCCATAGGGATATTTTCAGCATAGCCCCATTTAAACATGTTCTCGAAGTCACCAACGATAGCATGGTCTTTTTTGGCCGTTCCACCTTCTTGAACCAAAGTTTTGTTAATATCTGATTTCATACCGTAGAATGAATCAGGATTTTGTCCAAAGCGGAATTCTGGGAAGATATGAGATTTATTTGCATCTTTGAGTTTTCCAAGAGCGCCTCCTGCCGTTGGCGAAAGAGCGAGTCCTGTTACATCTCCACCCTTTGCACGAACGGCTTGGACAGCAGCTTCAATATTATCGTCAATGTTTTCGGCCACATAATCGACTAAATTGCCGTCAATTACACCATCAAATGAGTTTGTAGAACGGAATGATGCGTCTGTCAATGCCTTTGGCTCCAGTCCGTGGATAGCTGCAATATCGAAAGCTTCAGCAATTTTTTTGGCAAATCCATCGGCGAATGCTTGAAGATAATTGATTTTCTTTTCATCAGATGCATACATAAATTCATTAGTAATGCGAGTTTGATATACGAACTTAAGAGGCTTAATGACTTTAGAAGTCAAAGTAGCATCTCCTGCTTTCTTTTGATCTCCTTCGCCAACAATTTGAGCATTACCGTTTAAATTAAAGATGAACTGTTCTGTTCCATTGAACGGAATTGGAGTTTGAGTAGAGAATTTAGCAAGCACAGAGTGACCTTGCACTTTTGAAATAAGTTCTGGAATAAGTGTTGCTGGAAAGAGTGTTCCTTGTTTAAGTGTCATTTTCTATTCTCCTTTTGTAGTTAAATTGTTTACAACTTGTTTTAGAGCAGCAGTTTTTTCATCAATTTCTGCTGGTTCGTTTGATTTTGCTGGCGGTTGTGGTTGAGACGGCTTAATAAACGATGCTAAGCGTTCTGCATCTACTTTGAGTCCATCTTCATCATCTCCTTGCAAACGATCAGCTAAATCAATTGGTAAGCCATACTGTAACGCTACCTTTGTCCGTAAATTTGCCGTCTCATAATCGGCAATTTGATTCTTCAGGGTGCTAATCTCTTCCGTATAGCTATCAGTGTTTGATTTAGCATCATTCAAAGCAGTTTGTAAGCTGCTTTTTTCGGTTTCAAGTTCTTCTACACGAGTTTTCAATTGGTCGTAATCTTGGTATTTCTCACGTTCTCGAGCAATGCGAGCTTTTACGATTGCATCCAATTCTTCCTGTGTTTCGATAACTTTAAATTCTGACATATTAACGTCCTTTCTCCTGCTTTCCCGGCAGTTCGGTAGATTTTTTTAGCATTAAAAAAGCACCCTTTCGGATGCAATTTTTAACAGCTGGTTCTTTGCTTTCTTTTCGGTTTTGTCGTGTAACAAATCCAGTGCGCAAGCAATGCACTGTCCATTAAGCTAATATCTCTATCATCATAAAGCGATTTATACCCAAAACCACCATTAGAGCCAATTTGCCTCTTTTCACAGTTTGTGACTACTGCTGTCAAAGATGGCTGATCACTATGACAAATGGTTTCCTGCATGATCCCCTGCTCCCACATCATGTTAGCTGTGATAATTTCAGCAACTTTAGGCAATTCTGGTTTCTTTAGACCTTGCTCTTTCATCTCCTGAGCAAGTAATTCTTGGCCGCTGGCGCCATCAATTACAACCTTAGCAATGTCAGCTGATTTCAGAAAATTAATAATCCATTGAGTACCATTCCTAACTGATAAACAGTCAATAGTCTCAACAAATACCTTATTTTCTGATGTTCTTGCTGCAATTGATAGTGATACGTTGTTGCCATCTTGACCAAACTTGATACCGACAAAAAGCTTGCTTTTGAGTTCTGGCACTTGCTCAACTTTGAGTTTTGCCCATTCTTTTTCGGATATAACTGATTTTTGGTTAAAGGATGGCCAATAACCTAAGCGTTGGATGTTGTGATCAATCTCATCCTCACCAAGTTCGGCTTCGATTTTACGCTCATTTAAATGGAATCCCATCGATGGGTTAGCAATATACCAACTTTTAACGTCATGTATCGGCTGCATTTCGTCAACAGACCATTCCGCCCACCCAGAGTACCGCTTATTGCCTTTTAAACAATCTTTACGATAAGCCTCAAAGACTGTACCTGTTGACACCATGGTTGGTGGTGTCCCACACATGATAGTCATAGGATTATCACTATCAGTTACCGTGTATTTCAACGCTGATTCTTGCTCAGATGTGTATTCTTGTGCCTCGTCAATGATAAGTAAATCAAATCCCTCACCAAGTCCACCGTTTGATGTCCTAGTCCGGAACTGGATAACAGCACCACTAGATTTGAACTCTATTCGTTCTTGTCCTTTTGCTTTGTTTGATATAAAATCTTCACCATCAACGTAGCCCGACATTTCAAGATATTTTTTTACCTTCTCAAATGATGCGTGAGATGTGCTGATGCGATGGGCAGTATGTAGGATTTTTAAACCTTTATGCAAAGCCCACAGCTCAACAATATAGACTACTTCCGTCTTACCATTACGCCGTGGAATAGCATATCCATACTTTTGATGCACCCATAAGCCATCTTCATCGACGGCCATAATTGGTATAAGCATATTTTCTTGCCATGGATAGCAGCTTAGCCCTGTTTTTTTGTAATAATTAATAGCTTCATGCGCTAAAGATTTAGCAAAATGTAAATTTACCGATTGAGTAGGTCGCTGATTGCCAAGCTTTGTTTTCGTCTTAGTAACCATACTTATTCCTTTCAATCGTACTGCCTAGTTTTTAGCCATGCGACAGGGCACAATAAAAAGCCGTATTGCTACGACTTTGATTTCTAAAGGGGTCGAATTCGTTTAAAATTTATTTTCCCCATTTTCGCTTGTAATTTTTCTTAATATAGTTAACGTCAATTGCAATATCTGCAATAGCTGATTGGTTATCTAAAGTAGCAGCTTTAACAGACGCAAACTCTTCGTTTGTTGCCAGAGCGTTTCGTTGAACGATTGATTTTAGCTCCATGATTTCTTTGTTTTGATTTTTAATTGCTTCTGCTTGCATAGCATTTTCCGCAACCAGCATCACAATAGCCCGTTCGAGTTTACGTTTCTTTTTGATTCGCTTATTCATCGCCTTCTCCTTTATTTAACTTTGTTGCACACGACATTTTAGGGACAAAATTTTCCGCAGCTTCTAAGGCTTTTTCGTAAGCTTCTTTTGTTTCATTGACTTTATTCATGATTTGTTGAAATTCGTCTTTGTTTTCCCAAGTCATTTCGACATTTAATGATATTTTATTCATATTTTTCTCCTTTTTGAGCATAAGAAAAGCACCAGATTGCTCTAGGTGCTTAATATATTGCGTTTTCTGGATCTGGATCAATCGCCACCCCGCTATTAATAGCTTTGTTTAATTCCAGTGTTGCATCTGGTAGAACCTTTTTCCACTCATCAAAGTAAACGTCTGGCTCCCAAAAAAATACTCTATCAAGCGAGTCTTCTCCAAACTTTTCAAGATATTGTTTTTCAGCGTCGTCATATTTTTGACGCAGTTGCCGATGTAATTTTGGTTCCATATTTATCACACTTTCACAAATAATCCAATAATAAAATTCAAAAATTCAGGGTCGTCATTGATTGTCTTGTAGTCATATTTCCATGTTTTTTTGTCAAAGGACTTAGCAAATCGTTCTTCAGGAACAAAAATACCTTGTAATCCCATAGTGAAAACTTCAGCTGCATCGTTGTAGTATTTACCAATATATGGTGATATAAAGTCATCTTTCTTAGTAACTTCCCCAATACCATAATTTGAACTTGGAAAAATATCTTTCAAGCGAACCTCAGCTTCATTAGCAGTTCTTTTATCTACCCAGGCTTTCTCTAATCTTACTAAATCAGGATTAACCAGTTCAATCATATGTCCTATCTCATGGTAAGGTGTTGTTTTTCTTGTTCCATTTGTAGCAATAACTAAATCTTCATCATATCCATCGAAGTAACCGCGCTTCCTTTTTATAGCTTTTAGTTTTTTACCAATACCGTCCGGAACAGCTGCCCACTCAGTTGGATAATTTTGAAAAGCCTCTTGTAGCTGGTCTTTAACAAGTTTAGATGAACCTTTTGCCCAAGTATTTTTAGGTATTTCTCCACCGATTTCACGAAAATTTGAGAAAATTTCTTTTAATTTCTCTTTATCTCCTATATGTTCTGAAACTCTAAAGTGATAATTGATACGTTTCCCTATATCAATTATATCACTCGGACCAACCTTTGTCATATCTAACTTAGCGATATCATTTTTGATAGATTCTACTAGAGCACTTTCCTTAAATTTTTCAACCCTTTCTATAGATTCTTGAGTTTTTTCTTTCTTTCGCCAGATTTTACTCCAAGCACTCTGAACTTTTCCATTCTTCGGGTCATAGTCAAGCGTACATCGACACCGCTGATGTCTTCTCCATACGTCCTTAGGGACTTTTGGATAACTATAAGTGCCAACAACCTCACGATACCATTCACAACAGTTGCCACTTTCTGTTCTGACAACCTGTGGCGTCATACCTGTTTTATATTGTAAATCCGCATTTGCCTTGATGGTATCATCCACAATGGACTGCGAAAAATTAACAATCGGTTCACCAAACAGCCATTTTACATCATCAAATGTATTCTCGCTATCCAAACGATTTACCATCCCGTTAATCTTGTCTCGATTTAGCGGTGGACGTTGCACCTTTAGACCAATCTGAGCATTCTCATTTAAAATCCGCTGAACATCACCAGCATAACCTGAAATCAATTTGTAATTCCGTCCCATAGTCTCATCTAAGAGACGCTTAGCGATATTGTAATACATTTTACCGTCTGGTAATTTATCCGAGGTAATAGAGCCTGTCAGAGCCAAAGATAAAAGTTTTCCAACTTCAATACCAAACTCGTTGACTGTTTTATATGTTGCTTTTTTAGACTTCAAATCTGCAAAAGCCTTAGCAACGACCTCGCTTTTACCAAAATGCTTTTCAAAATCCTGTTGAACTGATTTTAAAATCTTAGGTAAGACATCATCAGCCATCAGTTGTCACCTCCGTCGCTTTTGGAGTTGGATTGTCAGAACCTTTTACCCCAGTTAAGTCACGGATAACATCTGCATCCATGAAACCAGGAATAGCTTGATTAAGCTTAATAGCGCCATCACCGACTAAAGTAAGCATATTTGCATCAGCTTCAAAAAGAGGTTCCCATTTAATTTCAGTATCCATGAACTGATTGCGTAAATAAGAAAACTCATCCCTTAAACAAACAGCAATATACGCCACATTTAGAAATCCAGAAGCAAAAGAGCGTTGAGCTTTACGTCCTGCTGCTCTTAAATTTTCATGCGCTGCTTTAATAGCTTCTACTGATGATGGATTGTCAGATGGAAAACCAAGATCATCAAGAGTGAGTCCAGAACCACCAGCGAATAGGGAAGCATACATTTTTAAATGCTCCATGAAAGGAGACATACTGGCTGTAGTAAACTGACCAACAGTTGGCTTATCTCCGTCTTCATCTTTTGAGATTTCCAACAATGTGGATACCGTGGCACGCCACTTTTCCATCGGTTCAGCGTCTGGATCCATTCCCAAAACATATTTTTGTGGGAATGAGTAAAACTCAGCCGTAACCTCTGCTCTCTCAAGCGTTCTCTTCGCTGCCTTTTGATGATACATTCCAGCCTTGGTAATGCGACTACGACCAAATGGTCTAACTGCGTCTGGTCTGTGAATGATAGGTACAAGCAAGGGGTGACCTGTTGGATTTTTAATATTATATGGTTTCCCTTTTTTTGGATAATACCAGATGTCTTTGTCTGTGAAATAGGCCTCTAACGTAGGATTACCGTTTGAGTCAGACTCTAAAATTGCATAACCCTCTGTTAATAAAAATGTAGTTGGGTCAAGTATCCCCGTCGCTTTACTAGCTTCGATAACTTGCATTTTAGGTAAGCCGTCTTCCGCTCCTGGCATGATGTACACAAAGCAACAAGATGCAATTAATGCTGACTGTATGGCTGTATCAAAAAAGATATCAGGGTTATTCGCTTTAAAAATTTCCCAAGCATTAAAATCATCGTTGGCAAACTCCCTGAAAATAATACGGTCCGCAAGGCTATCAACCCCTTTAGCGGTCCATTCTAACACAGACCTGTACATTTCACGCACATTATTTGGCATGACAATACTTCGTGTGTCGTCTCTGTCATCCATGGCATAATAACGATATCTTTTATCAACTCCAGTTTTAAAAAGAGCTAACTTCCTACGAAGATAGCCCATACCCATATAATTCATTTCTGCTCCTTTATTTTTTGCATGACTAAATCTACAAAGTTTTCTTCATGTACATCTATTCCTTCAATAAGTGTTATTCCAGTAAAACCAAATTCAGATTCATTTGCCAAAATTTCCTTTTTTAGTTTTTTATAGTGCTGCGCTAAATTACGTATTTTTTTAGGCTTTTCTGTCACATCTGTGTTAGGATTTAGGACTTTCTTTTTTTCTTTCCTCTGTTCAGCCCGTTTTTGTTTCATCAATTTACGTTGTTTCTCACGATTGCCTTTCTTACGGCATTCTTCAGAGCAATATAAAGTTCTATTGGTTTTTGCTTGGAAGTTTTTTTTGCAAATTAAGCATTTCTTTTTCAATGAAATTCAACCTCCAAAATTTTCTAAATCCTAACGTGAGAAAAAATGTACAGTGACGGCGTGAAGCTCGGCCGACCGACCGGGTAGGGAGATACCCCCATTTCGCTTCTAAGAGCTTTTAGCATAAATCAATATATTTGCCTAAAATCACTTTTTAAATGCAAAAGATGACCAGTCTCGACTTTGAGGAAGGTTTCTGTTGCCAATTGTCTTTGGCTCGTTGCTTGCTTGGTTAGCAAACAACTTATCAGACTTCTGCCTATTGCACTGCCAGTGAGTTAACTGTAAGTTCTCAAGCGCTGATGGATGACCACCTTTTGCGATAGGAACTATATGATCTATTGCTGCGCTTAATGGATGTGGATACTTAAGAGACTTGTCCACTGGCTTGCCACAGATACCACAGACAGTGGCTACCTTTAGTAACTTCTTTTTATTTCTGTCAAATGCTACCCGGTGGGTACCTTTCTTATCCGCTCTTAATTGAGCCATAGGGGGCCTTTCTAAATTTAAAAGAGGGGGTATTTTTGTACCTGTCCCTCATTTCTTGATAATACTATATTATCACTTTAAAACTGTCATGCACTGTTATTCACTGTCAATCACTGTCATTTACTGTCAGATTGTTTAACTCCTTTGTGGCAACTCTTAACAGTCTGAAATAGGTGCTTTCGCTGCAATTTAACTCATCAATCACTTGCCATCTAGTCATCTTATCAATATAGACCATGCTTAAAATTGTTTGACTGTCTGTATTTTCTAAGCTATCAATTAGGTTTTGAAGCTCTCTCTGCTTTCTTATGGCTTCAGCAGTCTTCTTTTCAATATCTTTGGCAGTTGCAATCAACTCTACGTAAACATCATCTTGCTTACGTTTTATACCACCATTCACCTTATCAGACGACCATTTAGGGCTAGAAAGCAACGAAGCCTCAATCTTATCTCGACGTCTGATTAAACTAGCGATATATAAATCTAAATTGCGTAAGTCTTTTAAAATTGCCTTAGCTTTGCTCACTAACTAGCTCCTTTTTGATATAATAGATTTGTCAAATTATTAACTAAGGAGTCAGCTGTGAGCTGGCTTTTTTGTGGAGAAAAGCCCTCTCTTCCTTTTTTTATTTTGACACAGGCGCAGGATGTCAGTATTAGCGCCTTAAATAATAGCCAGTGACCGATAACCAGCGTTAGATTTTGTTTTGGTGTAAGGAGGTTCTCGTTTCTATTTTTTAATTTCGGTCAATACCAACCGCACGAGTCGAACGTGCGTGATACCGTTATTGGTTATATCCATTCAATTAGTGGATTTTCAATGTGTTCTATCCCATCACCAATCCACTCTTTGACATTAAATTCTCGCTCAATATCTTGAGTCCTTGGCATAACGTTAATATCACTAAAACTCAGCATGTCGTCTTTTGTATTTTGCAAAAAATAAATGTTTTTAACTTGTCTTGTTAAAGAGTCGCCATGCACCACCACACCATTTATCCCTCTTATAGACATATTAAAGAGTAAAAACGGTACTGCTTTGTCCGATAACTCTTCTACGTGATACCAGTATTTACTCGGACGATAAGTAAATGGACTGTCATTTAATCGTTGTTCTTGCCATGCTTGGATAAGTATCCCACCCGTCCCGACTGCTACCTCGTAGTATTGATTACCACTTATTATTTTAGATAATAGTGTACTAACCGATTTAGGCGTAAAGTCTTGCTTTTTATTTTTGCGGTCAGCTTGTTCTTCCTCAAAATATTGCATAAACCAGTCGTAAGATACATCTGTTTCATATTTCAAAAACTGTCTAAATATATCCTCACGACTATCTTTATCAAAGAGTATGTCCGTAAGTCGTTTGGGTGCTTTATAAACTTCGTCGATGCCTAGTATGCGATGTATCTCATCGATCTTAATCATGTTACCCTCCGTTATTCGTTAAATCAGCAATCCGCTTTGTCTGTCTAGCTCTATCATCACTAGCACGTTTAAGCTGCTTTTGTGTCCTGCTTAGCTGAGCGCGTAGTCCGTATATTTGCGGTTCGTAATATTGTTGTGCGTCGCGGTAACTAAAGTATGAAACAGTCACCATCATCCCAAATATTGCAATCGTAAGAAATAATAGTGCTTTCCAGTCACTTTTTAGGACATTCATTATTTTATTCAAGTCATTACGTAAATTTTGCAATAATTCATCTGTTGTCATCGTTAACCTCTCTCATAAAATATTCTGTCGATCGCTTATCATTAGCTAGCTCTAGCCGTCTAATAAACTGCATCGCTTCACCTTTTGTTACAAACTCATGCTCCTGAAACAGGTTTTTGTCATAAACCATGTAAGTCGCTGTAATGCCTTTGTTGTAAACTCTCACAACGTGTTTTTTAGTAGTAGTCATGTGTCTCCAATTCATCAAGATAGCCTTGATTGACATAGTATGAGCCAATCAAAATAGCGTCTGCTTCGTCGTCTTTGACCGATTTATTAAATTCTTGCTCCACTTTTATTTTTGACTGTAATTTCATGGACTTCTTGCTTCGGTCTTTGTAGCTAAACTTCCAATACTTACGCCACGTTGATACATTGATAAACACGACGTTATCAGCTATTAATCTTCCTAAGATAATTCCTGTAACAATACCGATTTTAAGCATGGATTGCTGGTTAGGTCCCATAACTGAATTTTTTTCGACTGCGATTGTACTAAAATAGCAATCGTATTTTTTTAATGCTCGTGACTGGATTAGCCTTAATTGACTAGCCATATAGCGGCCGCGCTCAAAGTAGGATTTACTCTTATGTTTTAAGACACCACTCTGGATAAGGTCTGAGCCTTTAAATAAGGCCCACACTCGCCCTAAAATTGTGTGTGAGCATTGGCAAGGACGAGTGTAGCAATTTTTTATATCATCAATCCTGTTAACTTGACGATATTCCAACTTTCCTTTTTCACTCGGAAAATATTGATACTGCAAAGGCCGAGCTTCACTTTGCAATAGGTTGTTAAAAAATCATTACCCTTTGTGTTAATTGATTAGCTCTACAATACTCGCAATGACCGCAAGGCTTAGGTTTTTCTATGCCTTTTTTAACGTCATCTAGTCGCTTGATGTTTTGAGCTAAATCGTCTAACTCATTTTGCATAGCATCTACATTTTCGATTGCTATTGCTCTAGTATCTGAAGGTGTCTCTTTTGTCACTGCGTAGATAATCGGCTTAAACGGCTTATTGTATTTAGCTTCTAGCATGGTTTTGTAAGCAGCCATCTGTAAGATGTAACCGTAAGCCTCAAACCAGTAAACTCGCTCTTGGCCATTCCAGACCGTATCGTCAATAGGGCCTTTTGTAGTCTTGATATCAACAAAGTAACCATAATCAACATTTAGACAGTCAATCTTTCCTTTGAACTCAACTTGGCCAAGAAATCCTGTGATGGCTACCTCTTTTTTGCCTTGATAATATTTCATGAATTGATAATCATTTTTAAGTGCTTCAATCATCTGTTCTGCGACTAAATAGTCTTTTTTGAGCTGACCTTTGGTTGCCCCGCGACTCGAAATCATTTCAGAACCATTCAATTTTTTGAATTCTTCATGAGCTTTTTTGCTCTCAAAGTAAGAGTGGACATAATTCCCGACGAGCAGCGCAGTGTTATCTCTGGTATCTGTCCAATTCCCTTGTAATTCAGAAAGCGCCCTCGCTTCGCATTCTCTAAAACGCTTGTACTGACTAATAGACCAGTATTTAATCGCTGATTCACGGCTATAATAGTCCTTTCCGAGCAAGTCTAACTTCGTCATGGCATTAAGTCTCCGAGATTATCAAAGAGGTTGCCTTCGCTAGCTTTAATTTCGCCTGCTTCTTGGTCAAAATCAGGAATCTCATCTGCTGGATAAGAGGTATCTTCTAAAACCGTCTTATTTTCGTCTGTGAGCGTTTTTTCTGGTTCTGAATGTAAGTCTTCAGTTACATCTTTTAAATCGCTAGGAGCATCCTTATTTTCATTCTGATGACCAATTAGGTCATCTAGACTGTTTGTTTCTTGTGGGGTGACATCTTTGACTTGTCTGTCGTTGTCATATTCGTTTTCTGTGGTACGGTTTACCGCATCTACAAACAAATCATTGTCATCACTCGTATTAAAGAATTGTTTAGCTGCCCGATTAATGACTGTCCGTTTTGCCATTTCTTGAGGGAAATTCTTTTGTACGCTACCATTTCTTGACTGCCCCCAAGATTTATCGATTTCTTTTTTGGTCATAATAGTCATGACCTCTTCTCCATCGTTTTTTTTGATGATGCAATAAGCTCCCTCGATTGGATTGTCTTGGTTTTTCCAGTTGGAATCATGCTTAACAAATTTCCATCCAGTTTCTGTATTCTCTGCTTGGAAATCGTCCCCCTCGTAAATAACCTTTACGTAAATGTCTTTTACTTCTGACAGTTGCTTTACAACTTTCATGGTTCCGAAGTATGAGCGATTAAGCTTAACGGAATTTCCGTAAGGAATGAAGTAGCACTGTGTCTTCGCTGGGCTTAGTCCCTGAGTTACCATGTCAAGCAAAGCGTTATAAATGCTTTCGTGCGTGCATTTTTCAAGCAAGTTCCCGCTATTTGAGTTTTTCAAGGCGTAGTAAGCAGAACTTAGTGCATTGCTTACACTGTAATTTGGTGCGATCAGCAAGCCTTCGCTTTTCATGGCTTCAATACGGTTTGCCACGTTTGAAGTTACTTGCTTTTGCGTTAATTCTGTTAATTCTGTTGTTGCCATCTCTATTCACCTCCAAAAACCTGCTCAAACATTCCGTTTACCATACTTTTAACTTTTTGCTCTTTTGTTAACTCTGGAACATCCTCGCCATCAATAAATTTTAGGTCATATGATGCTTCGATAACTACAACATCACACCCAAGCGTTTCTGCCAAATTATCAATTTTTTCTTTTTGTATGTTGTAAGCTTCTTCTGGTAAAAATGATGCCAGTTGAATGCTATCTGTAAGTTCCACATTATAAGCAAGTACATCTTTTTTGTTTTTGAAACTCTTTAAAAAACTTCCGTCTTCAGTGTTTCTTAGCACTACAATTTTTTCTTTGATGTTCATTTCATTTCCTCTTTTTGTGTTTTAGTTGCTCTCCCAGTCTTCACTAAATTTAAAATCATTGGATTTGCTCACATAATCCCTCGACTGCAGCATGTATATCTGTCTGACCTGCGCCAAGATATGTTATTCCCGCTGCTAAAAAGACTTCTCGTGAAGTTAGAACTCCACCGAGATCATCAATTGCCTGATCAAGGTATATGCTAAACGTTTCAAGTTCTTGTTTAGCTCTGATTTTTGCTTTTTCTGCTTGTTCTGGTGTCATATTTCCTCCTAAATCGCATATTTCTTACGCAATTGCCGCAATAGTGTCACGTACCGTGCTTTATCAACTAGTCCAAAATCAAGCAATCTCTCACGCTCTTGATGACTTGCTCGGTACCAGATAAGCGTTTCTCTATGTTGTTTTGTCATAACGCATTCTCCTGTTTATATCGCTCTATTCTCAACCGGTCTGCTTCTGCTGTTGTCATACCAGTTCCAAAAGCGTATAGGTTTATCCAATTAAAAATTGGCTTAACTCCATTTTTTTCGATTCCTTCGGCGCAGTAACTAGCAAACTTAGCAAAAGTCTCTTTACTCGCCGTTTTACCAAAATCTTTTTTGATTTGTTTGTTAAAAAAATTAAAAATCTCCTGATCCATCTTCTATACCGTCCATGCTTCCTAGAGCAAATTCTTTTAAATCTGGTTCTTTGTAGTCTGGATTCGACCAGCTTGGGACGTTTGAGGTAGTTACACTTCGTTGTTTTTTACTATCGTCAAACCGTTGCAACCTGTCTCTGACCTTTTCTACTGTCGTATCTCCAGATTTATACCAATCAACTAAGATTTTATTGATATACTTCCAACTGATTTTGTTGTTTTCTACCGCTTCTCTTAAGGCAAGGTTGACAACTTCAATTGGCATGTTATCTTCGTGAATCCACTTTTGAATATCTTCGATTTCAAATGGCGATATCATCCGTCCAAAAGTTAATTGGAAATTTTCAAAAAGCTTTTTTTCGTCCATAGCTCCTACTGATGTTGATGATGATGCTTATTATCTGTTAGTATTTATTGTTATTTAGTATTTATTTAGTGTTAGTATTTATTAGTTGGCTAATTTGTTGATTAGCAAATTGCACATTAGCAAATTGCACATTAGCAAATTAGGTATTAGCAAATTTTTCTAGTTCTAAGTCCTGTTCTGCCTTCAAAGTATTGAACGCCTCGTCGCTTATTTTTCTGTCAGAACAGAATCTATAGGTTTCGGTACCATATCGCCCGCCAAATGATTTTCTATAAGTTCTGATATACTTGGCATTCTCTAACGCTTTCAACTGGCTTCTGATTGCAGATTCGCTATCCTTACAACGTCTAGCGAGCTCTTCAGGATAGACTCTCCACTCGTCTGCATTACTCAAAATGGTTAGCAGCAGTCCTTTTTCCTTATTAAAAAGTTCTTTGTCCTGAATAAACTCATTACTAATAGCTGTGTAACTACCTGTTAATGTCTTGAAAAATGTACTGCATTAGCTGACCACCCCTCCTCTAGAACGTTTCTCGCTCCATCCTTTGCTGTTTTCTAAAGCTACTTCCCTAAAAATTCTGCGTTTATTCTCTGGCGAATTGTGTTTTTTGATGACTTCATATTGTATCCTTGCAACAATTGCTAAAGCAACAGTTGTTACTAATAAAAATAATTCTAATTTGTTCATGTTATGCTCCTACTCTTTTTTCGAATTTAATATTTTCAAGCATTTCTAACAGGGTTTCCTTCTTGGGTTTATAGCGGTTACGACTTTTCCATTTAACAAATAAACGGAAACCTTCGTAATCAATGAATACGATTTTATGCGTTGGATTTAATACAAACTGTTTAAAGTCTGGATGATCACGCATTTCTGTCGCCCACTGCTTTGCAGTAGCAACTGTCAACCCCTCCCATTGTTGAATCAAGTGTTTATAATCACCATGAGAAGCTGTTTCATTAACATCAACTGCTCTATAAGTAATTTCTGCTTTTGGCATATTAATATCCTCTCTCTTATGTTATAATTAAGTAAATTAAAATTTGTTTTGAGTCCGACGGCAATCGGACTTTTTTTGCATTCTCCTACCGTGCTATAATAAAGCTATCATTACGGAAAGGAGGTTGAGTTATGAATTGGAATCAAATCATCGTGACTTTTTTAACTGCCTGTGTGCCTGCTTTGATTGCTTATTTAACCAGTTATTTTCAAACTAAGGCTAAGTTCAGAGAATTAAAAGTCCAACACGAACATGAAATTGAACTGTTAAAGCTTCAACAAGCTAACAAGCAAGACGATTTACAAAATAAATTGATGTTTGACGCTCTGGCCCAAATTAATCTTGCTGAAACTATGAAAGAACCTGTTCAGCAAATGATGGCAAGTCAGCTAAAACAAGCTTTCGAACAGCAGCGCAAAAATTAACTATCCTGACCGATATCCTCTTCTGAGGGTGTCGGTATTTGTTTGGCAATAATCTCAATGGCAATTTTTATGCAGTTAAGAAACCTTTTCCATAGTCAGAGCCTAAAAATTCTAAGATATTTTCAGTAATCAATCGTTTGAGGTTTTCTTCCATATTTTCTCCCTTCGTTAGTTTTGTTACGTTTCTAAACTGGTAGATATTCCTGATTAAGGAATTTATTAATAAAGTTTTGTTGACCTTTTCCGGTTACAAGGGGTGTCTTGCTTACTGTAATATGGCCATCAGAATGGGTGATGCTAGTTTCCTTGACCCTTATAAGTCCAAGCTCTACGCTTTTCTGAGTAGGCATATTCCAATCTCGGCCATTACGCTTGATAAGATAGCCGTGTTTACGAAGCCAAGTGAAGAGACGAGTCGCTCCAATATTTACCCCATTCTGCTTGAGTAACTTTGCAAGTTCTCCGACCAATATAGAGGTATGGCTAGCACTTACGGCATCAGCAAATAGCACCTTTGGACGGTCTGCCTCAATCTGAGCCTCTAATTTATGCACTTTCTTGTCCGCCATCAGCAACGCCCTTGCCATAATTTTCTCGGGGCTATTGAAGTCTTTTTCAACCTGGATGAAGTATTTACGGACTTGCTTTGATTTTTCATTCCGTTGCAACATCGCAATTTCTTTAGCCATGTCTAGTTTAAGTACATGGTCTTGACTAGGGCGACCTCCTGTACTTTTGCTCAAAAATGAGCTAAAGTCCTGACCTTCTTCAAAGCCATATTCGGCCATTCTTGGAAACCAATCTTTATAAGCTGTTTTAATTTCAAGCACTTTGTGCAAGTCCCGACCACTGACAACTGGTTCATGGTTATCGTTTACTGTAATATTGATTATTTGATTCATTTGATGCCTTTCTATCTGATTTTTAAATCTGAAATAACTTTTAAAACAAAGCGATTTGATGCTGGGTCTTTTTTTCGTCCAGCAAGAATGTTCGCCACATCTTGCGGTTCTTTGCCATAAGTAACTGCTAGATCAACTTGTTTAAGGTTGTTATCAAGCAAATACTTTTTAATTTTTTCGATGGCGATTGTGTTATCGGGCATTTGTATACCTCCTTTTTCAAAAATAAGTAGAAAATATTAATAAAATATACGGAAATTGTTATTCTGCTCAATAATTTTTGTAACCATCTTGATTTTTTTGACTTACAATCTTATAATGAAAGTACCTTTATTACAGAAAGGAGCTGATGTTATTGTTAGCAGAATTTTTGAAAGGTACTGTGCTCTCATAGGTAAATAGACACATTGCTCTACTCGGAGCCGAAGCGGACTAGACGCGCAAAACTAGGAATGAATCTAAGTCGAAAATGTCTATCACTTTAAATTAGAGATAGATGGAGTGGTGGCATGACACGTAAAAATATTGCCGTTATTCGACTTAGGGGTATAGAGTCGTTGTTGCTACCTATAAACCATGCAGTGCTGGTTCCCAATCCAGCGAAGATTTGTTTTGTCTGTCCGATGGGCAGAGAGCTAATCAAAATTGGTGGGTGCTAGAGTATCGGACACTCTAGCATTTTCATTTCGAGCAGAATAATTTCCGTAGCACCATCTAGATAGCAGCTAGGTGGTGTTTTATACTTTTAAACAAAAAAGTACGCTATCCAATCGATAACGTACATGATATAATATTGACTGGCACTACTATACCTGCCTTAGCTAAGGAGGTGACGTCTATGTGCGAAACTATCTTCACAACTATCATCGCACCGCTATTGGTTGGAATAATCCTGTTATTAATCCAGAAATGGCTTGATGACAGTGCTGATTAGTGCTTCTATTGCAAAATAGAAAAAACCCCTTGCATTTGTAGGATTTTGCAAGGGGTTTTTATGTTCGCCTATGCGCGACGAAACTATCTTCACTTCCCCTATATCATATCACATACGATATTCAATTGTCAAAGAACTTGTAAGTAATAAAGTTAGTAAAAATTTAAATTTTTCATTGACATTTTTTAGAGTATACTTTAAAATAGAGGCATAAGAAAAACATAGTTATAACGTTTATAACTCTTTTATATTACGCAGTTCCCCAACTACTTTAAAAAGATTTGTAAAATGTTTAACTTCGTTTTTTACTAACTAACTATCTTACAAAAACTATTTTAGAGTATTATCCGTAAAAAGTCAACGGTTTTTATTGAAATTCTTTAAAATATTTTTTGTCATCCTCCAGAAAGGTTGATAAATCAGTGTTTATAACATTTGAAAGGATAAAAGAACTTGCTAAAAAACAAGGTCTTTCAATAAATTCTCTAGAAGAAAAGATGGGGTATAGTCGAAATACCATCTATGCTTTAAAACGAAACAAGCCAGGTTCTGAAAAATTACAAGAGATTGCAGACTATTTCCACGTCTCAACAGATTACTTGCTTGGTCGCACTGATAACCCTGCAATTGCAAAAGATAACCAAGAATACACTTCTGACGATCTTAGAAAAATGGCCGAAAACGCCAAAACATTTGACGGTAAGCCGCTTACTGAATCAGATATTGAAGCCATCCAAAATATTATTGAAATTTACTTGAAGGGAAGATAGTCTATGACTATTGAGGAGATTTTAGACTTCCATAATGTAGAATTAGCTTATTTCGATAATGAACTATGGCCACGTCCAGGAATCTATATTGATGAAATAAAAGTTGTCTTCGTTAATAGAGCATTATCCGATGAGTCAAAAAAGAAAGTTATTTTTCATGAACTAGGACATATTGAACATGATTCTGGCCAATATCAAAGGCGTCATGAAGAATTTGAATTGCAGGCAAATAGACATATGATCAGGTGTTTGCTTGAAGATGAATTTGACAAAGTAGAAGACAAACATGAGTTTAACTACTTGTCTTTTATGCAAAGGCACAACTTAAAAACCATAACTGATGAAGTCATGGTTATTGATGAGTATTATAGTCTGCTTGATGCAGTTTGAATTTAGAGAGGAGTTAATTTTATGGAGGAGTTAAAATTTGCACAATACAGAAAGCTCAAAGATATTAGTATTAAATTTGATAGTGATATAAATATAATAGCCGGAACTAACGGAACCTGTAAGTCATCTATTTTACATTTAGTGAGTAATTCGTACCAAAAAGTTTCCGTTCCATCTAAAAACCCAATCTTACAAACAATTCAAAAAATTAATAAAACTTTCAACCCTAAAATTGAGTCATTAGCTAGAGGTGACAAGCAATATAATGACCCTGCTCCAGGGGTTACTGGTACTCTATATACAGCTAAATACGAAAAATATTCATTAGATTTTAGAAGACATAATAGTAAAACTATTAATAATCAAGAGAGATATGCAATAAAACCACCTTATAAAAAAGGAACAACTGATAAATTACCAGAAATTCCAGTAATTTATCTAGGTATGTTTAGACTATTTTCTTATGGAGAATGGGTAGGTGAAACAAAATTTAATAATATTCTAAAAAAATTACCTCAAGAATACCTTAGTGAACTAAGTGGCTTATATAAGTATTTTACAGGTCTTAATATATATTTCGATGGAAAACAAAATAACTTTGGAAATATTCGATCAAAAACCGAATTTTCAACAGACGTTCCAGGAATTGACTCTAATACAATTTCTTCTGGTGAAGATAATTTACTTACAATATTAACTTCACTGATATCATTAAAAGCCTACTTTGAAAGTATTAAATCCAATCCAGACACTAAAGTTGAAAGCATTTTACTAATAGATGAATTAGATGCTTCACTCCACCCGGCATTTCAGATTAAGCTTTTAGAAAAATTTAAAGAGTATACAAATGATTATAAAATTCAAATATTCTTTACTACACATAGCTTTTCGTTAATTGAATATTCATTAGAAAAGAAAATTGGTAACTTAATTTATTTAATCGATCAATTAGATCACGTTGATAGGTTGACAAGCATAAATAAATATACAATAAATTCATTGCTACAAAACCAAACAGTTGATAATATATACCATAACAAACCTATACCAGTCCTTCTTGAAGATGATGAAGCAAAGGATTTCTTTGATAATTTATTACAAACTTATTTTGAAAGAAATTCTAAATCCATAGAATCATTTTTCCATGTTGTTAATGCTAAATTATCATCAAATAATATAAAATCACTGGCTAAAGATAGATATGCAGATCAATCATCATTGCGTACAATATCAATTACTGATGGTGATCTAAATCTTGGAAAGAGAGAGTTGACAAATAACTTATTTAGTTTACCAGGCAAATTTTCTCCTGAAGAATTAGCTTTTGATTATCTTGAAAATACTTTATTAAATGATGAGAACTTCTGGAGGAAAGAGGACCTTATTAGTTCAGGTTATACAAAAAGATATGTAACAGAAAAGTTCATCTCTAAAATATCGAAGTTAAGAAACGATTTAAGCGCCGATGGTTCCCACCATGGCGAAAAAAGGGAAAGGAATAAAAGGATATATAATTCAGACATTAAGTTTTGGAATTTTGTTATGAAATACTGGATTGATGATATCAATAATCAATCAGAAGTTCAAAATTTTTATGACAATCTCCAAAAATCATTTCATAAAACTGCTCCTTTTTATAATATAAATGCAAATATAGTTTGGCCATTTGATACTGGCCAAAATTAGATTAATACAGTAAAATATAAGAAAGGAGGTAGATGATTATGAAAAATGTCAGTCCATTACGATATCCTGGAGGAAAAACTCAAGTTTATGATTTTGTTAAAGAACTTGTTAACCTTAATGAAACAACTACATATATAGAGCCGTATATGGGGGGTATGGGAATTGCATTAAAGCTACTTGTTAATAATGATGTAAAACAAATCATGGTAAATGACTATGATCGTTCAATCTATGCTTTCTGGTACTCTGTCTTAAATCATACAAATCAGTTAATTGATAAAATAGAGTCCACACCTATCACAATTGAAGAATGGAAAAAACAAAGAAAAATTCAACAGGGTAAAGAGACATGTCATGATTTATTAACTCTTGGATTTTCAACTCTATTTCTTAATCGAACAAATCGTTCTGGAATAATAAAAGCAGGTGTCATCGGTGGGCTAAAACAAGATGGAAATTATAAATTAGATTGTCGTTTCAACAAAGAAAAAACTATAAAAAAAATAAGATTGATTGCATCTTATAAAAAACAAATTAAACTTTATAATATAGATGCTGAAAAGTTCATTCGTTTAAATATCACCAAAACAAAAAAATCTTTCACTTTTTTTGACCCTCCATACTACTCAAAAGGACCTGGATTATATACAAACTTTTACAATCATGAAAATCATCTAAGTTTATCCAACACAATTAAGAATTATATGTCAAATAAAAATTGGATTCTCACGTATGATTTATCTGAAGAAATTTTTCAAATGTATAAAGAATTTAAGTATGAAAAATATTACCTGAACTATTCAGTAACAAAACCAAGTAAAGGAATAGAGTATATTTTCTACTCTAATGGATTAGCAGTCCCAGAAAATACAATAAATATAAAAAAAGCAAATTAAAAAAAGACCTACACAGCGCCGGCAAGCAAACGTGTAGGTCAAGTTGGTAATAGTAAAAACCTTACTTTTCGTAGGTCTCTTTACTATACCTATTTTAACAGAAAATGAGGTAAAAAACAATGTGGTCAGAAAAACACAAAAGCGGAAAAGTAAATTTTGTAGAACGGTACAAACACCCGTATACTGGCAAGTGGTGCAGAGCTTCTGTCCTTATGGAAAAAGACACGCCACGAATACGAAAAGAAGCCAAAAAATATCTTGACGAAAAAATATCTAAAATCTTAACAAGTCTTACCACAACCGATGCCTACCTACTAGATGTCATGAACGAATGGTGGGAACATCATCAGAAATCACTCAAATCAACTTCTGTCCGCTCTCTTGATTTTAGAATAAGAGAATTGCGAAACTTAATTGATCCAGAGGTGATGATTGCCAAGATAACCACGAAATACCTGCAAAGTATTATCGACAAAATACCAGGTAGTTATGACAAACGTAAACGAGCACGGCAGCTGCTCAAACAAACCTTCGACTACGCTATCGCTTTAGAGTATGTCTCAATCAATCCAGTTATTAGTACCCAACTCGCAAAACCTGTTAAGACCATCAAAGACTTTGAAGACGTTGCCCAGAAGTTTTTAGAAAAAGATGAACTCAAAAGGCTATTAGATGAAATGTATAGACGTAAAGGATCGATTAAAATGGCTTATCTAGCAGAATTTATGAGCTTAAATGGCTGCCGCATTGGAGAAGCTCTAGCTATACAGCCAGACAATATCAAAAATGATATCATTGAAATCCACGGAACTCTTGACTACACCTCAAATGGCTATAGAAACGCTATCAAAACTACCCCTAAAACAAATTCCAGTTGGCGTGAAACATTGATAACCAAACGTGAAAAAGAAATTATTCAGGATATACTGAAAATTAATGCTCTTGAAAAAAATACTAATCCTAATTACAAGGACATGGGCTACATCTTCATTTCCAGAAATGGCGTTCTTATTCAAGACAACGCCCTCAACACCTCTATCAGAGCGGCAAATAAGAGACTAGAAAAACCGATTCAAAAAGAACTCACCAGCCACATCTTTCGTCATACCCTGGTGAGTCGCCTTGCAGAAAACAAAGTGCCCTTAAAAACTATCATGGATAGAGTTGGACATGCTGACTCGAAAACTACTCAACAAATCTATACCCACGTCACGAAAAGCATGAAAAATGAAGTCGTCGACATCTTAAATCGGCTATAATATGCCCCAAAAATACCCCAAAACACAAGAAAAAACCTTGACATCTTCAACAAACGTTGATATGACAAGGTTCTTTAATGTTTTATTTAATCACTTCTTGAGTTTTAGCATACTTGGCTTCTACAGCATCTTTTTCTGCTTTCCACCATGTCTCATTTTCTGTGTACCACTTAATAGTTTCCTCCAAACCTTCTGAAAAGTTTGTAAATTGTGGTTCCCAGCCGAGTTCTTCACGCAATTTTGTAGAATCAATAGCGTAACGAAGATCGTGACCAGCACGGTCAGTTACGTGATCATAAGCGTCTTTTGGTTGACCCATTTTCTCAAGAATAAGCTCAAGAACTTCCTTGTTGTTTTTCTCGCCGTCGGCACCAATAAGGTATGTTTCACCGATACGACCCTTAGTCAAAATAGCCCATACTCCTGTAGAATGATCATTAGTATGAATCCAGTCACGGACGTTTTTACCTTCACCATAAAGTTTTGGTTTGATTCCTGCCAAGATATTTGTAATTTGACGTGGAATGAATTTTTCGATGTGTTGGTATGGTCCATAGTTATTTGAACAGTTCGAAATGGTCGCTTTCACACCGAAGGAACGTACCCATGCCTTAACGATAAGGTCAGAAGCTGCCTTAGTTGATGAGTAAGGTGATGATGGATTGTATTTTGTTTCAGCAGTGAATTTTTCACCTGGTCCTTCACCCTGTCCTGGAAGGTCTTCACGAAGTGGAAGATCTCCATAAACTTCATCAGTTGACACGTGGTGGAAACGGATATCGTATTTACGAGCTGCTTCAAGCAAAGTGTAAGTTCCGATAAAGTTTGTATGGATAAATGGACTTGGATCTTCCAATGAGTTATCGTTGTGGCTCTCAGCCGCATAGTGAACAATAGCATCCGCTTTGGCAGCCAATTTATCTACCAATTCAGCGTCAGCGATATCACCAACAACTAACTCAACACGATCACCAAGAATAGCTTCAATGTTAGCACGGTTACCTGCATATGTCAATTTATCAAGGACAGTTACATGAACATCTGGGTGGTTATTGTAGACATAGTGCACAAAGTTAGATCCGATGAAACCAGCTCCACCAGTTACGATAATATTTTTATACAT